TGAAGTACAATCTTGCGAAATCTTTTACAATACTGAAGAGGTCTTTGTAACTCAAGAAGCTTGTGAAGCAGATCTTGATGAAGCTTCTACTTTTCTTGACAGTCCTGAAGTTTACTACAGCAAGACTGGTTGCATTGTTCTTCCAGGAGACTCTGCATAATGCCACTTAAAAAAGGTTATTCACAAAAGACCATTTCTTCAAATATTCGTAGAGAGAAAAAACGTGGTCATTCACAGAAACAATCTGTAGCTATCGCTTTGTCGGTAGCTGCAGAGGCTAAGAAGAAAAGAAATAAAAAGAAATAACTCTCCTCAATGAAGGACCCCAACAACACAACCCAGCTGAGGCTCGGTTAGAGGAGACACACACATGGCACGCAGTAAAATTACTTCTGCTTCCCAAGATCTTATCTCTGATAATGGAGCAGTCTTAGCAAGTATTGTTGACGGAGAACAGATTCAATTAGATGTAACACTAAACTGGCTAACCAATCTTACAGGTTATCAGATGAAAGTTACTGTCATTGAAGCTCAAAATACTGGTGATGGTAAGATTCCTACGGCTGTGCAGCCTAGTGGAGTTATTACTCAGCTACCTATTTTAGATTCTCTCGTAACCGATAATACTTTCAAGATTGTTTTCCCAGAGAACTTGATTGCTACTTGGAACGTACAACCTTCCCCTGACAAACCTGTTTATGGTTATATCGAACTAGAAGTAAAAGACACAGGAACAGGGAATCTACAACAAATTTGGAAACCTCTCAGAGGACTAGTAGAAGTCTTATATTCTCCAACGGAGTTCTAAGATGACATACAAACTAAGCACTAAAGGCAATAAGTTAGAACTTTCTCTAACTAAAAACGAACTTGTTACAGAAGTAGACAAGCTAGAATACACAGTTTCTCTTGCTAGGACAGGAGGGCAGGGTTCTAAAGGCGATACTATTAGTAATGTTTATGTTGATGCTAACCAACACCTTATTGTACAAACGGTTAACTCTGCAGGAGTAACCACTACAATCGATGCAGGTGATGTTGAAGCTGAAATCAACTTAGACCATCTTGAAGATGTTATTTTTAACAACTTACAAAATGCTGACTACATCGCTTACGACTTACCTACTCAAACCTTTAGAAACTACCAGCTAACAACTTCTCGTATGGTAGATGTAAACAATGACGATAGAACTGACGGTTCTCTTCTTGTGTTTAAAGAAACTGATAACAAGTATGTTGCAACAAACGTACTTAATAATCCAAATACTATCATTACTGGGGGTAACTTCTAATGGCAACTAAAATTCTTCTTAAAAAATCTAGTACAGCAGGTGCTGTGCCGCTAACAACCGATCTTGAAATTGGTGAAGTAGCACTTAACCTTGCTGACCGTAAACTTTATTCTAAAAACAATTCTAACATTGTAGTACCCATTGGTTCTGCTTATGTTGGTGGTACTGCTCCTACTGCTCCTGCTGAAGGTGACCTTTGGTACGATTCTGCTAACGATTTGTTAAAAGCTTACAACGGTACTGCTTGGGCAGCTGCAGGCTACACCTCTCTCACCCAGTTCGGTGTTAATGCTAGTGCTGCAGAGCTAAACATCCTTGACGGCGCTACCCTAACTACTACTGAGCTAAATTATGTAGACGGTGTTACCTCTGCTATTCAAACGCAGTTAGACGGCAAATCTTCTACCTCTCATAACCACACTGTTGACTCTCTTTCAAACGTCCTTGTTATTGACAACTCTGATAACGAAGTACTAGCTTGGGACTCTACAAGCTCTAAGTGGATTAACCAAACAGCAGCAGAAGCTGGTCTTGCCACTTCAACTCACAACCACACTCTAGACTCTCTTTCTAACGTTACGATCACATCAAATGCTAGTGGTGAGATCTTAAAGTGGAATGGTACTGCTTGGATTAACAACACTCTTGCAGAAGCAGGTATTCAACCAGCTGGCTCTTATTTAACTGCTGAAGTCGATACTCTTGCTACCGTAACAGGTCGTGGTGCAACCACTTCAACTGCTATTTCTATTGCTAATGCTACAAGTTCTACTGGAACTACTAGTGGTGCTTTAACTGTAGCTGGTGGTGTAGGCATCGTAGAAAACCTTAACGTTGGTGGTAATGCTATTATCACAGGCAACTTGACTGTTAATGGTACAACTACTACTGTAAACTCAAACACTGTTAACATTGGCGACAACATCATTGTTCTTAACGCAGACGAAACAGGAGCAGCCAGTCAAAATGCTGGTTTTGAAGTAGAGCGTGGCACTGATACAAACGTACAGTTTATTTGGAATGAAGCTAACGATGCTTGGGACATGGGTGACTATCCACTACAAAACGTAAAGCTTGACGGCGGTACTTACTAAGACATAGAAAGGTCTCATCTATATGGCGACTAAAATTATTCACAAGAAGTCTAGCGTTGCTGAAAAAGTACCGCTAACGACTGATCTTGAAGTTGGCGAGCTTGCTATCAACCTTGTCGACAAAAAACTATTCTCAAAAGATGGCAACGGTAACATCATCGAGTTCGGCTCTGTAGAAGTACAGCAGTTAACTGTATACAACGGTACTGGCGCTACAATTACTAAAGGCTCTGTTGTTTATATCAACGGAGCACAAGGACAAAGACCAAGTATTGCGCTTGCTAGCAACTCTTCTGAAGCTACTTCCAGCAAGACTATTGGTTTTGTTGTTGCAGACATTCTCAATGGAGCAGAAGGAACAGTAACCACAGAAGGTTTAGTTTACAACCTAAATACTCTTGGTTTAACTGAAGGGGGTCCTGTTTACTTAGGATCAACAGCAGGGTCTATTACTCAGACTAAGCCTGTTGCTCCTGCTCACTTAGTTTCTCTTGGTTGGGTAGTTAAGGCTAATGCTAGCTCAGGCCGTATTCTTGCTCATGTGCAGAATGGTTTTGAGTTAAATGAAATTCATGATGTCCTTATCTCTAGCCCTACTAATGGCCAAGTTTTAGCTTATGAAACTTCTTCAGGTCTTTGGAAGAATACCACAAGTCAAAGTACTGCAAGCTCATATGCAACTGGAAAAGTAACGCTATCAACAACTACTGCAGATCAAATTATAGATAGCTTTTTAGTTACAGCAGTAAAAACTACAAAATATTATGTAGAAGCAACAACAGCAAGCTCATATCATGCTACAGAAATTTTATTAATACAGGATGGTACTGCTTGTTACGTAACTGAATATGCAACTATTTACTCAGGATCAAGCCTTATTTCCTTTAATGCAAATATTAGCGGAGGAAATGTTAGACTACTTGCAACTCCGGTAAACACAAATACTACAGTAACCTTTGCAAGAATTGATGTACTTGAAGGTGGTGCTGTAGGGGGAACTATTCCAACAGCTAGTACAACTGTTCTTGGTGGTGTTAAAGTTGACGGAACTACTATTGCAATTAGTAACGGCATTATTTCTTCGGTAGGTGGTGGAGGCTCAAGCAGCTTTTCTAACCAGTATTCCCTGACAGGTACTACAACAAATTCTACTGAAACAGAACTGCTTATTGACGGTTTAACTCGAATTCCTGTAGCAACAAATAAAGCTATAAGCTATTTAGTAACTATTGCTGCTCGGAGAACAGATACTCCTGGTGATTATGCTATGTTTGAACTTAAAGGGGTAGCAGCAAATAGTAGCGGAGTAGTAACTGATGTTGGATCTGCTTATGAAATTATTGTAGCAAGAACAAATACGGGATATTTAGTTGATGCTAGAGCTGATGATACAAACAATTCCATAAATATTTACGTAACAGGAGTGACTGGTCATACGATTAGTTGGAAAGCTTCAGTTCAGGTAATAGAGGTTTAACAATGGCAAGAAGAACTCGTAAATTTCTTTTAGATAATACTACCGGAACAGCTTATACAAATATTAACAATGTTACAGGCGCACCTCTTTCAAGCGTAGCCGCTGGTATCAAACCTAAAACTTCTAGAATTGCCTTATCTGCAGCTGGGCGACCAGTTGTAAAACTTACAGGCAATAAAGCTGTATTTACTCGAGCAGCAAATTTAATATCTCAAATTTATTTAGAAGTTACTGATGCAAGAGGCGCAAGAACTGCAATAGCTGCACCAGCAGGTGGCTCAATTGACATTAATTTAAGAAAAGTTGACTCATCAAATGTTTCATCAACTTTAGGAACATACTCAATTACAAGCGGAAATACTTCTAGTACATATGCTACAGCACTTAACATACTAAACACTGATACTGTGTTTATTGATATTACTGGTATAGGAACTATACGTCCTGGTACAGGGCTAAACGTTGTAATAACCTTTTACGGATAAATAAAATGACAAAAGAAGAAATAATGAACCAGTTTCAGGGAAACAACGAAACAGCACCGACTGTATACGTTTTTAATGGAAGTTTAAGTGAACTCGAACAAGTAGCTGCAACAAGTATTAAAACATTTGGTGTACAAGGTATTTTATATTTTATGTCACTTGATCCTGAGTATACTCCAGTAGACTCAAGAATGGAGATTTTATAACATGTACGCAAAATTAGTAACAAGCGGTGCTGCAGTTATACCATCACGCCTAATTAGAGATATTGTGGCTCTATGTACTTCTGCAACTCCATCTTTAGCTAACCTAAGTGGTAGTGGATTTAGTAACACATCAAGTGTTATTGTAGACAATACTCCAGCAGGATGGACATATGTTCATAGTAGTTTAGATGGAGCTGCTTTAGGAAGTGGCTCAGTCCCAGCGGCAACATCATACCAGTGGTGGGCTATGAAGTCTCCATGTCTTGCCCCAGCTGGAAAAGAAAAGTTTGCTGTTATAAACATGACATACAGTGATACTACTACATATGGAGGATTTTGGTTAGCAGGTGCTTCAAACGTAGTAACTACTACAATTACAAATAGAGGTTCGCATGGATATGCGACTACTGATGCGTTTGCAACAGCATTGATAAGCGATGCTCAGAATGCCTTTAGTAACGCTGCAAACCAAACCTTTCACCTTATTGCAACTCCAAGATTTGTATTGATAGTAAGAGAAGGTCTAAAGTACCATGGTGTATTTGAACATAGTGCATCAGAATTACACGAGTTTTATAGTACAGCACCATTTTGTCAACTTAATATCGGAGCAAATACTTATGGTCCGGGATCTTCTGGCCCAGGCACACTTGGAGGAATTCAAATAAACGGTACAGTTTCAGTTGCTGGAGCTGGAAATACTCATACTTTTGAAACATTCAACTTTACTGACCCTAATACTAATATAAACTACGGTGTTCTAAGTTTTGGAGGCCCAAGCGAAGGCGGCATCGCCGCGGCTGCTTCTTTAGCACAACAACCTTTTATCTGGTCATCTAGAATGTCAGCAACATTATCGGCAACTGGGGCTACAAGAAATATTGTGAAGCCAATGTTGTTCCAAGGATTTAGTTACGGACTACCAACTTGCTGGATCACCGGCATCAGTGATGTTTGGTTTACACGAGGCAGTGCTGGTACAACCGGAGACACTATGATCATTAATGGTGATACTTATACCTACTTCAATGCAATTTCTTCTGCACAAGCCTCTGGTAATAAAACTGCCGGATTTGTGGTGAACACAGGACAGACGGCATAAAAATGGCAGAAATAGTAGAAACACCTATACAGTCTGAACTAGACTTTTTCGCAGATATAATAGAGTATGACAGGTTTGCACCAATGACTCTTGGATTTGTATACGATGGGTTAATTGACTATAATATCATTAGACCCGCAAATGGCGTTCAAATCGTAGAAAATTAAAAATTTTTAAAAACAACAACACCACAAGGGAGATTGAACTGTGGCAGACAAAGACTTTATAGTTAAAAATGGGCTAGTAGTTAGTAATGGTAATATTACTGTTACAGGTACCGTTGACGGTCGTGATATTTCAGTAGATGGTACTAAACTTGATGGTATCGCTAGCGGAGCTAATAACTACACTTTGCCTGCCGCTACATCAACCGTAAGAGGTGGTGTTGAACTCTTCTCAGATACAGTTCAATCTGTTGCAGCTACTGCTGTTTCAGCTACCGCTTCAAGAACTTACGGTCTTCAAGTTAATGCAGCAGGTCAAGCTGTTGTTAACGTTCCTTGGACTGATACAAACTCAGGTGGTACAGTAACCTCAGTTACAGGTACTGCACCTATTGTTAGCTCAGGAGGTAACGCCCCAGCTATATCAATCACTGCCGCCACAACTTCAGCTGCTGGTTCTATGAGTGCTGCAGATAAAACTAAGTTAGATGGCCTTAGTAACTACTCCTTACCAGCAGCTACAGCAACTGTTCTTGGTGGTGTAGAGCTATTTAGTGATACAGTACAGTCTGTCGCAGCTAACGCTGTAACTGCAACTGCTAGTAAAACCTACGGGATCCAAGTAAACTCTGTAGGACAAGCTGTTGTTAACGTTCCTTGGACTGATACAGACACAGTTTACACTCACCCTACAGGAGGTGCAAATACTACTATTTCTGCTGGAAATGGTGTAGTACTATCTGCCATTACTGTAAATAGTCTTGGCCATACTACTTCTGTCTCAAGCAAAACTTTAGCAGCTGCTGACATTCCTAACCTTGATGCTAGCAAAATTACTTCAGGTGTTATTGATGCAGCTAGGCTGCCTAGTTTTGTCGACGATGTACTTGAGTATGCTGCTTTAGCTAACTTTCCAGCTACAGGTGAAACAGGTAAAATTTATGTAGCACTTGATACTAATAAGACTTACCGTTGGTCTGGTAGTGCTTATGTCTATATTACTTCTGGCGCAGTAGATTCTGTTGGAGGTAACACCGGAGTAGTAACAGCTACTAACTTGCTAGACTCTATTAAAACAGTTGATGGTGCTAGCTCAGGCTTAGACGCTGATTTATTAGATGGTCAACATGCAAGTGCTTTTTATCTTGCTACAAACCCTAATGGTTATACATCTAACACGGGTACAGTAACTTCAGTTACAGGTACTGCTCCTATCGTTAGCTCTGGAGGTAACACCCCCGCAATCTCTATTAGTGCAGCTACAACTTCTGCTGCAGGGTCTATGAGCTCAGCAGATAAAACAAAGCTAGATGGTATTGCCACTAACGCTAACAACTATACTTTACCAGCTGCAACTTCAACTGTTAGAGGTGGTGTAGAGCTATTCAGCGATACCGTTCAATCAGTTGCAGCTAATGCTGTTTCAGCTACAGCTTCTCGTAGCTATGGTATTCAAGTCAATTCTGATGGACAAGCTGTAGTTAACGTTCCTTGGACCGATACTAACTCTGGTGGTACAGTAACTTCAGTTACAGGAACTGCTCCTATTGTCAGTTCAGGGGGAACAACTCCTGCAATTTCTATTAGCGCAGCTACAACTTCTGCAGCAGGCTCTATGAGTGCAGCTGATAAAACTAAACTTGATGGTATTGCAACAAGTGCTAACAATTATACTTTACCAGCTGCAACTTCAACTGCACTTGGTGGTATAGAGTTGTTTAGTGATACTGTACAATCAGTAGCCGCTAACGCTGTTTCAGCTACAGCTTCAAGAACCTATGGCATTCAAGTTAACGCTGCAGGTCAAGCTGTAGTTAACGTTCCTTGGGTTGATACTGACACAAACACTACTTACAGCGCAGGTACTGGTTTAACTCTCACAACAACTACATTTTCAGTTAATTACGGTACAACTTCAACAACAGCGTGCGTAGGTAATGACTCTAGACTTTCTGATGCAAGACAAGCTACTAATACTAACACACAGCTAGCATCATTAGGTGTAGGTACTGCGGCTTCTGGCACTGCAGGTGAAATTAGAGCTACTAACAACGTTACTGCTTACTACTCTGATGATAGACTTAAAACAAAGCTAGGTTTAATTGATAATGCCTTAGAAAAAGTTTTGTCTTTATCTGGTTTTTACTACGAAGCAAACTCAACAGCACAAGCTCTTGGGTACGAGGTGAAACAAGAAGTAGGTGTTTCTGCTCAAGAAGTACAAGCTGTTATGCCTGAAGTAGTTGCTCCTGCTCCTATTGACGATCGTTACTTGACTGTTCGCTATGAACGTCTTGTGCCCTTATTAATTGAAGCTATCAAAGAGCAACAACAACAAATTAACAAGCTAAAAGCTAAGCTAGGAGAATAACATGGTTTTACCTACAGGACAAATTTCTATGTCTCAGGTTAACACTGAGCTAGGTTTAGCTACTACTACAGCTATTAGTTTAAACCAAGCCAATGTTAGAACTCTTGCTGGCATAGCTTCAGGAGCAATTAGTATGAACGACTTAAGAGGTAAATCTGCAGCAGCTGGCCTTACATTAGTGCATAACGTAACAGGATCTGCCAGTACTATGCTTTTTCCTACAATTCAAAACAATGATATTATCTTTATTAATTCTAGGGGATTTATTCCTATTCCTCTACAAACATTATTTGGTGGTTGGAACTTGGTAACAAGAGGAACACGAATCACTATAAAAACATCAGCTTTTCAAATTTCTGGTTCTCAAAGAGCTGAAACTCTTGGAGAAAATAGATTTCTAGCAGGAACGTCTGCTCTTACTGGACAAAGAGTTGCTCCTGCTGCCGTTTCAGGAAAAACTTTATCCTATAGTATACAACTCACGGTCTTTAGAGGACTTGCTACCGTTCCAGCGATGACTTTACTTGGCACTGCTGTAGCAGCAGCAGCAACTTATAGTCAGTCTATTAACTTTGGAGGAGCAACTCCTTGTATTAATGGTTTAGGCATGTCTTTTGCCAATCCTCAAGTTCTTACTTGGCCTCCCACTGTAACCTTTGGTGGTGTTGCAGGCACACCTTACCCAGCTTCGGCTAGTTTACAATCCGGAGCGAGTTGTGTGCTTGAAGCCTTTCCTTCAGTTGCTTCTACTAAAACAGTTGCTGTAGCAACAGGAGCTAATAATACTGCGTATCGTGCTTTTGTTATTCGATAATACTTAGGAGAATTTAATGAGTCTAACACAAGATCTATTCGACAGACAGATTGAGCACATGCTCACTATGCGTCGTTATCAAGAAGCGGCTAACCTTCTCATCGACAGAGCTTCTACTCGTCATCGTGGGTTTCTGAAGAAAATCTTAGGAAAAGACTTAAAAGATCGTTTAGCCCTAGAGCGTGAGGTAACTCGTCACGTTCAAGAACTTTATGCTCTAGGCTCTAACTCTGTTTCTGATCTAATTGGAGCAGAGTTGGATTTCCAAACAAACAACCTAAGACGTTCTGTTGGAGACTTTTATAGTGTCCAATCAGTTAATCGGGGGCAACTGTCTAGGGATATTATTAGCCAGCCTTTAAAGCTTTTTAATGAAACTAAGAGCCATCCTACTCTTGCTAAAAGTTTTGAAAACATTGGTGGCTCTGAGTTGACAAGAATTAACTTGACTATTCGTAAAGGAATCGCTTCAGGTGAAGTAGAAGAAGATATCGTAAAGAAGGTACTTCAAACTACTAAGTTGACAGATAACCAAGCTAAAACTCTAGTTACCACCCACATGACTCAAGCTGATAACATTGTTAAACAAAAAGTATTTGAGGCTAACAAAGAAGTTTATTCTGGTTATGTCTTTACAGCTATTCTTGACTCTCGTACTAGCGAAATCTGTTCTCGTTATGATAACTTATTTCAAAGTAATGATAACCTAAGAGTACGTCCTCCACTACATTGGCGTTGTCGTTCTGTTTTAGTTCCTGTACTAAAAGGTAAAAAAGAAATACTAGCTAGTGCTTCTAATCGAGTAAACAAAACTGCTTTAGCTGCAGTTGATGACAACAAGCTTACAGGAGCGTTACCTTTAAAAGAAACTTTTGCTGATTGGTTACTACGTCAACCTATGGCTACAAAACTAGATAAACTAGGTTCTGAAGAAAAAGTAGCTTTATTTGAAAATGGTGCTTTATCTTTAACAGATTTCTTTAATAACTTAGGTTCTCCACTCGATATTAGTGCAGTTAGATTAAAAGATAACTTACTAACTTTATTTGGCCCGATTACAATGAAGGGGAAAGATCCACAAGCTGCTTTCGTAGATGTTGCTCGCCCTTTCCAGTTAGTACGTTCTAAACAAGCTCAAAAGGCTCTTCTGGATCTTATAGTTGCAGATTCTGTTAATAGTAACTCTTCAATCAGCTTAACTGACTATAGAGGTACTTCACTTGCTGGTAAACGTGGTGTAAGAACCGCTTCTAACAATGAGTTTGATCCTCGCAACAACACCTTCGACCCTTTCACAGGTGAGTCTCGTTCTACTCTTTACTATGATCCAGACTTTACTTTGTTAAGAGAACGTGTAGACTACATGAAAGAGTCTAAGCTACTCGATCGTAATCAAAAACAGTTTATCGAAGACTTTACAAACTCTCTTGAGGATCGGATATCCGTAAATCAACAAACAGTCGTAGTTGAAAATTTACGTGTGTTATTTGAACGTTACCAAAAGAATCCAGTTCCTTGGGAAAACTTTGTGGCTACTCTACGTTCAGAAATGAACTTCTCAACAATTAACGTTTCAAGACTGCTAGATCGTCGATCACGAGCACGTTCAGAGTTATTTCTTGGTTTTAAAGGTGATCCTAACGAACCTGCTGTAATGATTCAAGGACAAACTATTCCTGTATCAAAGCTACATGCTGAAAAGCTAAGTTATGAACGCTATGTTCAAGGCTGGGCTTCAACAGAAGGTATAAAACTAGCTCGTTCAGTTTATTACAGAGGTAAAGCTCCTTGGACTTCTTACTTCTTTGGTCCTAATGAAAAACCAGAGGGTTTGTATGAAACTTTAAAAGACAGCTTTATTAAACGTTCTATTCGTTCTGTTTTTTACAAAGATGATCCTATTGGTTTTTATACTCGCTTTGGCAAAACACCTGAAAAGTGGTCTAAAATTGTAAAGAAGTATTTAAAGAAGAAAATTACTCCAGACTGGTTAACTATGTTTCTTGAGATTCGAGAAGAAGGTTTTGTTGACTTTATTACTAGAACAATTCGTGAAGAATATCGTTCTATTATGGACTTAGATTTCTTTTATAAACTAAAAAGAAGTCTTACTTTAGAAAAATTGTTTATTCAAAAAATAACAGAACCTATCGAAGGTGAAGTAACTCGGTCTATGTCTAGATTAATGGCTGTTGTAGCAGAAGGTACTACTACCGACTATGACTCTTTAGCTATTCTTCTTGGCAAAGAGTTAAAACAAACTTGGAATCCAGTGTATCCTATTTTTGGCTCTTCACTTGAAGACTACCATGAGCAAGGGTCTAAGATTTTAGAGTTACTTAGGCAACAAGGACTAATTCGAGTAAACTCTCGTGGTGTTACTCGTAGAGCTACTACTGACCTTGACACAGGTCGTGCTTCAGGCAACTGGAAAGATACTGTTTCTCGTGAAGTACAAGTAATTGATCCTGTCATGTTAAAACTACAAGACTATAACAGACGTATTGAGTTATCTAATCGTTTAGGTGTTGATCGTCCTGAAAACAAGTATTTTGTAGTACCCGGTAAAAAGACTTATGTAGATGCTAGAGGTCGTGATACAGGTGTTCCTGTTGTTACACGTTCAGCTTTTTCTAAGTTTGACGAAAAACAAATTGACGGTGATTTTGCCGACATGTTAAACCACACTATGTCTTTCCGTTATGAAGTAGATGATGACTTTTCAAGCTTCATGGATGACTTAGTTAGATTTAAAGACCAGAGAGGTAAAGCGGCTTACTATGACTCAATTAACGGCTTTCGTGAAGAAATTATCAGGCGAGGAGACCAAGGCTATGGTCTTATGGAAACTATCAGGTACTATCGGGCCAATGGAAAGGCTTTCACCGTACATGCC